CGTAGAAAAGCGTGTCGATGCAGTAGAATCAGAGACTGCAATTAAGAAGTCCTCAGACCTTGGCGGGTCTCAGGAAGTAAAAATACAAAAATCAAAATGGAACGGTTCTTTCCTCGGTTCCGTAAATGAATTATTTAAATAATAAAGGTAGGTGAAAAAAAAATGAGTAACGAAATGTTAGAAAAAGCAATCGCAGCTAATACTACAGCTACCGCAACATTCGCATCCACAACTGGTGGATCTGGTGTACATGTTGGTTCCGAGAATGGTAATGGCGGATTGTTAAACCCAGAACAGTCTGCTCGCTTCCTAGACTACATGTTCGATGCTACCGTAATTGGTAAGGTCGCACGTACAGTACGAATGAGAGCCGACACAACAGAGATTGATCGTATTGGTGTAGGATCCAAGCTTATGGTTCTTGCAACAGAAGGTGACAACACTGGTGCAAACTCAGCAGTCACATTCTCAAAGATCTCTCTTACAACTAAGAAGCTTCGTTTGGATTGGGAGCTTTCAACAGAGTCTCTAGAAGACAATATTGAAGGTCCAGATCTAGAAGATCACATTGCACGTTTGATGGCAACACAGGCAGGTAACGATATCGAAGACGTTCTCCTAAACGGAAACACAGCACTAACATCAGATAACCTATACAAGGCATTTGATGGTGTTGTGAAGAAGTCTAAGGCTAACGGACACGTAGTCGATGCAGCAGGTGCAAACGTATCTCGTGCAGTATTCAATTCAGCATTGAAGGCACTTCCACGTAAGTACAAGCAGCGTCGTACAGACCTCCGCTTCCTTGCAGGTTCAAACTTGATCCAGGATTTCCTATATGCTAACAGCATTGGTACAAACCAGACAATTCCACAGGATATTGCTTCAAGCATCATCCGTGGCGATGTTCAACCACTATCAGGTCCAGCAGGATATGTAGCTCCATACGCATTTGGTATTCCAATCGTTGAAGTTCCACTTCTTCCAGAGACACAGACAGGTGATTATTCAGGCGCAACTGGCTCACACGGTGATATCCACTTGACATTCCCAAATAACGTAGTTATTGGTATCAAGCGTGATGTAACTGTCTACCGCTTCTTCTGGCCTCGTAAGGACTCAATCGAGTATACACTTTATACTCGTGTTGGTGTTCAGATCGAGCAGGCAGACGCATGGGTAGTTGTTAAGAATGTTAAGGTCGCTTCCTAATTTATAGGATTTAGATCTGCACGAAAACCCCCAGTTTAATAAATTGGGGGTTTTCATTTTAATTTAATAGTGATATAATTATATTTACCTAGAATAAGGAGAAACATATGTCATTTGAAACATTGAAAGTTTCAGAGCTAAAAAAAATTGCAGAAGACTTCGGAGTAGAAGTAGACGGTCTTAAGAATAAGGCAGACATTATAGCGGCACTCTCAGAAGAAGGCGTAACATGGTCAGTTTACGAAAAGACCACAAAGGCTTTAGAAGATGAGGCGGAAGATATTTCGGAAGAGGTTCTACCTAAGTTTGATCCTAAAAAGAATCAGGCAGAGGATACCGTTCTAGTAAGAATGGATAGAGCAAATTTCCGATACGACATATTGGGTCACACCTTTACAAGGGAACACCCATTTGTTGCTATGAACAAAGATCAAGCGCAAGCAATTTTTGATAAGGAGGAGGGCTTTAGACTAGCAACTCCAAAGGAAGTTCAAGAGTTCTATAACTAAAGTCATTAAATGGCAGAGGTATACAAAGACAGATATGAGCCGATTAAAACCATTCTTTTTTGGAATGGTGAGAATGTAGATGCAGATGGTTCTGTTGTCGTAACTTTTTATGACATAACACAAGATCCAAGTATCGTACCAAGCATTAGCATAACTTCACCAATAATTGTTTTAAATGCAACTAAAATTGAAACTAATATTGGCTCCTATCAAGTTACCCTGCCAACAAACCTAACTGACAGAAAGAGAAAGTTTAAGCTAGTATGGTCTTATCAAGTAGGCGGAGTAGGTGCATCTAATACTACATATTGTGATGTAGTTATACCATACGCACCTTTAGATGAAGCGGTAGAAGCATTTGGTATTGGAGTTGATTCTAGTGATCCAAACTATAAGACATATGCTCAACTAAAATCTGCGGAAAAGTATGCTCGTCATCTTATAGAGGATTTTACTGGACAAGAGTTTAGTCCATACTATGACACAGAGGTAGTGTATGGAAGTGATTCTGATATCCTTGTTTTGCCATATAGAATAGAGCAGGTCTATAAAGTATACGCAAATGATGTGCTGCTTTATGATGCTACAACTAGCCCAGTAACAAATAATTGGATTTATACGCCAATCGTTTCTGAGAACAATTTTGGAATTAGAATCGATAGAACAGCATTGTTAGATAACACTGTATATTCAGCAAATGGAATGGTGCCTCCTACGATTAATGACTCGTATTCAGGGCAGGCGTTTGCAAAAAATGTAAGATATAAAGTAGTCGGAAGATTTGGATGGGACGATGTTCCAGAAGATGTTCAACAGGCATCTATAAATCTAATGGGACACTTTTTCGAAAAAGATAGAATTTGGAAGGATCAGTACGTAAAGAAGGTTCAAACATTTGACTGGAACATTGAGTATTCTGGAGACGTATTCTCAGGAACTGGATGTTCATATGCAGACAAACTGCTATCAGGATATGTATTGAACCAAATGGTCGTGATCTAAATGTACGGTCTTGTGGATTCAATATTGTCCATGAAGATGGATGTTTATCAGCAAAACGATGTACAAGATGTAAATACTGGTGCTATAAAAAAAGAGTGGCATTTCATAAAAACTGTAGATTGCCATGCTAAGGGAATTATTAGTAATTCTGTAACATCCAGAAATGGAGACAAGCAGTCATTTAATAATAAATATATTAATGATCAGGTTATACAGGTTAGAACTATGGGCAGAGTAACCCTTAGAGAAAAAGTAACAAATATTAGAGATTCAGAAAATACTGTTATTTGGACTGAATTAAATTATCCAACAGAGACTCCAACAGTTTTTGAGGTTATAGGATCCACTCCAGTAACTGACCCATTTGGTAGGGTGATTGCATATAACACTACAATGAGAAGATCGGAGAACCAGCAAATTGGAATCTAATGACCTTCTCGTAAGAGCTGCGAGTCGCCTAGAACCTTTAATGGCGGGAGATAGAAAGGCAGACTTTTTTAAAAGTAGTTTAGTAGCACAAATATCTGCAGCGATATATTACAAGGCTCATGTTATGGATAAAATCATGACAAGTAAGCCTCTTCAAAATAAATTTAAGCAAATGATATTTGATCAGGTAAATAAAGATTTTTCTGATTATATTGATGCTCAGGCTAGAGTTAAACCAAAACAATTCCATCATGTTTATGAATGGAAACGTACTGGAGAAATGTCTGCAAGGCTATTTAAATTAAAAGAAATAAATACAAATGAGTTCTCTCTAAAATTAACTTATGAATTTCAACCATCCAAAAGCTTTGTCCCAACTGGAAAAGGTAAGCATAGGCATGTATTTGTAAATAAAGCCTCTGTGATGGAAGCTGGAATGCCCGTTAGAATTGCTCCAAGGGCCGCAGAGCGCATAGTATTTGAAACTAGTGGTTATGTAGTCTACATGCCTAAAGGGGCCTCTGTGACCGTCAGAAAGCCTGGAGGCAATGCAGTAAAACAATCGTTTGAATTAGCATATAGAAGATTTTTTACAACAGATTTAGTTAATAGCTCAATTAAAAAATCTGGATTCCAAAAAATGTTTAATACTAAAGTTCGTGAAGCAGCAGGAATTCCAGCTGCTATTAAAACAGTTAAGTATTCATTTTCTCCAAATTCTGTCAGATCTATGGCAGAGGCAGCAGTTATGGTGGGTGCATAATGCCAGCAGACTACAAATTAGATGCAATGACTGAGCTGAGAAGATTCATTTGGTCTGATTTGCAGACCCTGAATATATTTGATCCAGATGATTATTATATGGACAATATTGGAGACACATTTATTCCAATTATTCCAGTACAACAGTCTGCAGAAGTCAATCAATTTTTGAGCGGGAAGAAGCATATAGTCTATGACAAGATAGGTATGTCCTATGAAGAAAATTGGCTAATATGCTGTGAGCAGATTCTATTTACCATTTATTCAACAGATGTATCAGAAATAAATCAGATTAGAAATTATATGACAGACATGTTTAGAAGAATGGATGATTCTGCCAGAGACATTAATCTTTGGGCCAACCTTTCAGACAAATTTAAGTTCTACAGCATATTTATTGCAGACATAAGCCCAACCGAACCATCAATGGAACTACAAGGATTCCTTTCTGCAGATGTAGTTCTAGAGGTCAAATATTCAAGAATAACGGATTCCTCAGGCAGGTTTGCTTAGTTTGCCTTTTGACCCTTTATGGCCTAAAATTGGTTTAGAGGAAAAGAGCCTAGCCAGCGATTTAAATTTTTAATAACCACAGGAGGTGGAAATAAAACATGGCACAATCAACAGGTAATGCTAAAAATATTCTTGTAGGTGCATCTCCACTATTTCTTTCAAACATTGACTCAACAGCTACAGCATATGTAGAAAACGTAGAGCCAGGCGATGGAAGAAACAGCACAGCAGTTAAGGTCCCAGCATTTTCTGGATCAACATCTTACACAAGCACCTTGAATACAATTGATTCTGGAGACTTTTACTATCGTAACGTAGGTTACACAAATAACGGTCTTCAGATTAC